AACCTGAGGTAATAAAAACATTTAGTACAAATACAACACCTGTCGAGGTTACTCAACAAACAAATAACAATGAAGGCGGTGGAGGTAAACCCGAAAAACTCGGTTCATTTGATTTAAAATATGATAATGATATTCCGGGTCCAGGATTGAATTCTATAAAAGTTGACACTCCGTATGGTCAGTTGTTTAATGCTTTTTATGGTGACGGTACACCGGGAAATCTGGGTATGAAAGCAATTCATGCAAATGGTTTAGAAACTGCTTTAAGAAGTATCACGGGAATTACTCAAACAACCCAAGTAAAAAAAGAAATTGATTATGTTTTTGGTGATAGCGGTGCAACTATTGATAACACATCAGTTTTGAAAAAAAAGGATGAACTAATTACCGCATTTGATAAAGCTAAGGAACAATTTGAATCATATACAGGTAAAACAGAACAATTAAAAACAAAACTAAAAGAGAGTAATAAAGTTCAAAAAATATTACTTAAAGTCGAGTCTTCATGTTCTTCAGTTGCGAGTGAATTATATAACGAAAAACTGGCATTAAGAAGAAGCTCAAGTATTATAAAAGATTTCTTTGATAGAATCAGTAATGGTGCAAAACCAGAATTACAATGGATTAGTGATATAAAAGAGTCACTTACAAAAGACGGAGGTGAGTTCGATAAAGTGGTTATTCAAAAAGGTCAAACAATTAAAATTGTTAAAGAATACAAATTAGCCGATTTTGGTTATAAAGACAACCCCGGTAAACTTGTTGTTATAAGTATAAATTGGGGTGAAAAATTCACAGGTCCGAAACCCGATGACAAATGTAATGGAAAAGAGTTTGAAACTGTTAAGGGTTTAAAAATTAATGCACCAATAGCTTTTGGTTGTAGGCAATCAAGAGTGGATATTGATTACACAGAAAATTCGGAACCACCAAAACCACAAACAACACCTACGCCCGTTACAAGTATTGAACCGGGTCAAGATGTAATTATATCATCACCTACTAAAAAACCGGCTATTGACCCATTAAAGAGAATCATAATGAAAACACTTTCTGAGTGTTATTACTTTAAGAAACTTGAGGAAGATTCTCCAATTGCATTTAAATCATTAAAAGAAAAATTAAAATATTTTCATCCAGGTTTCCACTCAACAACACCCGAAGGATTAAATGCGCGTTTAACTTTTATGTTACAATGTTTAAGACCGGGTGATACAATACCAATTAAAGGAATTTCAGATGATAGTGACCTAAATGCAAGAAACACTTCATTTGGTCCTCCACCTATTTGTGTTTTGAGAATTGGGGATTTTTATCATTCTAAAATTATTATCCGTGATGTGAATATATCCTATGACGATAGTGGATGGGATTTGAATCCTGAAGGCATTGGCGTACAACCAATGATTGCCTCAGTACAATGTCAAATCACATTTATTGGTGGACAAGGATTATCTAAACCCGTCGAAAGATTACAAAATGCCTTATCGTCTAACTTCTTTGCTAATACAGAAATGTATGATGAAAGGTCAATTTCAACTAATGAAACGATAGGTGGTGTTAAAGCTGAAAAATTCACAAAAGATTTCTTAGAGTCGTTATTGAAAGCATCATCCACACCACCAAGTACACAATCTCAGAACACAAATAAAATTAAAGAAGGTGTTTATGTTGGGGCATTAAATATAAATAGTGGAAAATTAGACTATTCAAAATTGGTTGATGAGGTATTCACAAATACTAAGGCATATTTTGATTCATATGAAAAAACATACAACTCTTTAATACCGAAATATGGTAATGAGATTGGTAAACTATTATTCGAACCAACATATAGGTCAGTACATCAATACGATGTGTTTACAACTACGAGTACGTCACCCGGTAAAACAATTTCTATATTAGGTCAATATAAAACAACACAAGAATTGGCGTTTTTAAAAAGAGGGTTACTAAGTGGATTAATTACACAAATGGGATTGACAGATTTATCAACCATGTTAAATTTAGATAGTGAATTAACTCCACCTAAGATTACAAGGTCAAACGAATTTATTACTCCCGTTATAAGAAAACATATTGAAGACACTATAAATGCGCTTGTCGAAAAAAATCCAATGGAAGATTTGGAAAAAACAAGAAATTCATTAGTAAATTCATTAGACAATGTGAATTTTATAGTTAAATTAGGTAAGGATGTAAAAGTTTCGGGTGAAACCGCAACAACCGCAACATTATCTGGTTTTACGTATAATATGTTATATGAACAATACGAAAGTTGTATAAACTATATTGAAAAAAACAATTCTAAATTATATAGTGATTTAACCACATCAATTAATTTCTTTAGTCCAACATTCTCAAGTACCGATTTTGAAAAGATAATGAAAGTTATTTTGGTTGACGCGGTGGATTCAATAGTTAAATCATATGAAAAGGATGAAATTATTTTTCCTGACAATCTTAGAAAAAAGATAAGAAATAAAATAGAAAAATTTGTCGATAAACCAAAAGATAAAAAGTTTAAGTTTAGTAAATCACCTGAAAGAAAAAATAAAAAACCACTATCCTTTGCAATTACTGAAGCTCCCGAAACTAACTCAACTATAATTGAGGAAGCATTTAAAGTTCATTCAGATAATTTACCGATTGGAAGTAAATTAAACTACTATAAAGTTACATAAAATGGCAAGAGAATATTTTGATAGATATCAGTTTTTTATTGAGAGTGGTGAATTTAGGATAGTTCCGGGTATAGAAATACCAATTAAGACTACTGACAAATACATTTATTTCAAAAGAGGAAAAGACAGAATGGATAAACTATCTCAGGATTATTATGGTACACCCGTTTTCGGTTGGATAATACTAATGGCTAACCCTATACTTGGTAGTGTTGAATTTGAAATACCAAATAATGCCTTATTAAGAATACCATTTCCGTTGACAACCTCTTTACAAGATTATAAAAGAGGCGTAGAATTGTATAACTTATATTATGGGGAACAGTGAATTATCAAATAGTGAAAACATACTTGTAAAAGTTGACCAAAACAATCTTATATATGTTGACCCTAATAGTGTTGTGGACGCTGACGGAAACATACAACCAAGGGGATTAAAACAAGAGAATTTGGTAATGTATGTTAATTTGGAAGCAGATTTGATTCCAAGAACAAGACTTGTTGCCGAAGACCAAGGAAGTACTTTAGTTAGTATTGCAAAAGGAAATTTAAACTTTTTAAAAAATCAAAGTGGAGATGGGAACTTTGATGCAACTTGGACAGAAGCATTTGTGGGAAATCCCGAATTAAATAAAGCTAACGACTTTAAAATAAAAGATGATGCGTCATCTAAATTATTTAAAGACGACTATTTCATTAACGATAAATCAGGACAAAGTTTTGGTATTGATTCAATTAATATAACAGTTAAGGGAGCAAACTTTGCGCCGGCTCAGGTTACAATTAATTTCATTGATGTTAGAGGTAAGGTGTTGTTTGAATCCCATGAGAACTCACCATATAACGCATTTTTTCACATCCCGTGGCCAATATTTTATCTAACGGTAAAAGGATACTACGGAAAGGCGATAAGATATAGATTACATTTAATTAAGTTTAGTACAAGATTTAGTGATACAACAGGAAACTTTGAAGTTTCAACAACATTTGTTGGGTCGAATTATGTATATCTTAATGATATATCATTATCCGCGATTATTAACTCACCATATATGTTCTTAACCGAAAAGGTTGAAAACAAAAAATTTAATGAGGAAAGTGGTAGGTACCAAAAAACAATATCAAGAGGGTCAAGAGGGTTTGCAATTTTAAATTCAATCTTTTCTCAATACAAACAGAAAGGTTTGGTACCTAAGGACATGCCAACAAGAACAATTAAAGAATTAGGTTATTTGGCAGAATCACTTGATAAAATTTTAGAGAAACAAATTTTTAATAATGTAGTTTCGATGGAGGTTTTATCGGGAGTAAGTGAAATTGAAAAAAGTATTGATGATTTTGAAAACAATCTAAAAGCGTGGGCCAATATAAATCTATCCAAAGAATACATAATCAAAACAAAAAAAGTTGCGTTAAATAACACAGAGACAACAAGTGAGAATTGGTATTATACACCTGAGTCAGATAAAACTAAATTAGATAAGATTACGGATAAAGATAAAAATGGTACACTTGAAAAATTAATTGTTAACGGAACAGAACTTATAAATAAAAATTTAAGTTTTGTTAATAGTAACATGAACAAAACAACCGCAGATTTCAAGAAGGTCACATTAAATAATGTAAAAACCATAAAAGAATACTATGAAACTGATGGTAATAAAAAGGTTTTAATTGGTTTCGATAATTTAATAAATGACATACACGAAATAAGAAAAAGTTTTGAGGAACAAAGAAAAAAACTTGAAGATGAGGTTGAAAGAAAAATGAATGAAATCATTAAAGACCCATCTAAAGGTTTTGGATTTGAACCAACAATTAGAAACATATTTGCGGTACTTCTTGCAAATGCCGAAGTTTATGTTAGATTGATGAAAGACGTTCATGATAGAGCGTTTGAAAATTCTAAAGCGAGAGCAAAACTACTTTCAGGATTAACCGATGAACAAAAGAGTAAAGGACCCGCAATATACCCTTGGCCTGAAGTTAAGAAACCAACATCTGCTGGAAAACAAAATGTTATAGCATACCCTGGCGACATAGATTTAGTAAACAAACTAAAATCAAATAATAAAAATTTATGGCCTGAGGTTGATTTTGTTGAAGAGTATTTTAAAATAGCCACAAACAGAATTGATACCAACACAAAAAATGAACCTACCGTTAGTGAAATAGATTACATTTTCGAAACAGACTTTGACGAAAACAAAATTGATGATATAAGTGGTATTGATGTAATGAATGGTTCATCACCGTTTAGAGATAAAGTGTTTTCGTCTTTCATATATGAACTATATGAGAGAGTAAAATACATGACATTATTTGATTCATATACAAATGATTTCTTGAGAATACTTGTCGAGGAAGAATTTGAAAATATATCAGAATCTATCAATGAAGACATTGACCTTGTTCAGTTAGTTAAGAAATTAAAAACAATTGATGATTTAATTAGAGTTAGAACCGCGGTACCAATGGTCGATGAAAACAATAGACCAATACTGAATTCCGATGGTACACCAAAAACGTCAAGAGAATATAGTGGTTACTTACCCGGTGTTTCTCCATACAATAGATTCCCTAATTTAAAAGACCACTTACCTACGGTTCCTTATCTAAAAGAAATTATTGAGTATCCTTTTGTTTTTGAAAAATACAAGGATGTATCAAAACAAACTAAATCATTTAAGAAGGATGAGTTAAATGCTGAATTGGTTAAGTATGTACCTGAACCATATAGAAAGAACATATACCCTTTTAACTCAAACCTTTATCTTGATTACCTTAACAAAACATCTTTTACTGATGATAATTTTAAATTTGAAGGAATATTAAGTATTAATCCAAATCAAGGATTTGTTTGTTCACCAATCGATTCAAGTGCTTGGGTAAAGAGTAATTACAAGACTAATATGTTCCTTAATAAATTTAAGGTTGCAGATAATTCAGTCAACATTGTTAATACACCATATTTCCATAAACAATTATTTTCAGATTTTAATAATAATGGAATTTATGGAAGATATGTCGGTTCGGCATATTTGTTATTAACCTCGTTACCATTTTTAGATTTAGAAGATAATATCACATTTAGTGGTAAAACAATATTGATGTCATCTCTTTTTAGAGAAATTTCTTCCACACATTTTATTCCCTATCATCTTATGTTAAAATGGGGAGCCATTTATCATAGATACAAAAAGAAAATAATAAATGGTACAGATATTTTAAGTGGATTCTTAAACACAAGCAATGTAACCCAACCCATCACCGGTTCTACATTCTTTGATGGGGGATTAACAGGTGCGGTATACACAGCATTTACAATTAGTTCGACAACAATAACAAATGCAACAGACGTTGGTATTGCACCTTATTATCAAGGTGTTTATCATCAAATTGTTAACGGATATAATCACTATACCATTGTTTCAGGTAACACATCATATAGTGCTGAAACCACATCAAATAAAATTATACATAAAAAAGAAGTAAATAATAATAAATACTGGTCTGTTTATGTTGATAATTCAAAGTATATTCCAAAGGATAAGTACTTCACTATTTTACCATCAAATGGTTTCAATAGTAGTGATTTAGTAACAAAAAATACTGAAGACATTTTATTTGCAAGACAATACAATTTTAGAAGTATTTGGGTTGATGAAAAAATAACCTCAGAGTTTTCAGGAAGAACTTACGCGTCAACATCAGAATACCCAAGAAGTTACACCTCGGGTTCTACAACTGATAATGTTTATTCAATTGATACAAATTATAGAAAAGTAATTGATTTAATAGGAACATTTAGTCCCGCAATACTTGAGGCATTTGAAGAAATGTTTTTAGACTTTGCAACTGAAAAAGGTAACGCTGAGTTACCATATCAGAAATTCTTGAATGTGTACTATCCAAAGTTTCAAGATTTACTAAAAGATATATCAACAGTACTAAAGGGAGATTCGGATGTTATTGGTTCCGACGACCTACTAAAGTCAATAAAAGAAAGACAAGAACAAAAGCTACAAATCGTCACATCAAATATTTTGAATAGTGAAAACCTAATAAAGTTCACTTTAGCAAATCCAAAAGAAATTGACCCATATAGTTTTTATGGAATGGGGGCACCGGCTCAATCGACATATATGGAACTATCTTTTAATGTTGCGGATTTAACAGCAACAAATTTAGGTTTTATTAATTTATACATGGGTGAAGATATTGATGGATATTATGTAAACTTCTTTTCAATTAATGATATAAAGTTAAATGAAGAGAATATCATAAGATATAGACCAATGGCACAAATCTATGGGGGATATAGAAAAGCTGATGGAGTTAACACTACCGCGGCATTTAAAGAATATTTAAAAAACTCAATATTTGAGGGCTCCACAAACAAAATATATGCCGGTGGTGCTAACAAAAGATTAGAATACTTTTTAGGAGAATTATTAAAAAAGATTAGTTCGGACAACGGAATTAATCTAAATAGAAATGACAACTATATAAATCTTTATAGAGGATACAACACAGACCAAACCAAAATCGAAGTTTATAATACTTTTAAGTCGTTTAATGATAAATGGACCGCAGGTAATTCAATTGGCCAGAGATTATTGTTGGAAGAGTTTTTATTCTTAGACAAAGCAAATAGAGATATTGGAGATAAGTTTTATCTAAACATAGATAAAATTCTACCATTATTAGATGCGAAAAATGCAAAGGTTCCTTTGTATGGTGCAATTTCCATGTTAATACAAGGAACGGGACTTGATATGAGAGCGCTTCCCGCATATGTTAATTTCTACGGTACTAACTTTAAAAACAAAACTAAAATTCAACCATCTAAATCAGTTGCAAAAAACTTGTTTGGTACTTTCTTAGAAGTTGATTATCAAGAATCTTCACCAAAGATTATAATACAACTTATGGGTAACACATCAAAAAGACCTGACATGTCAAACAGCAAACAATATAAATTTTCCGATGATAGTTTTTACATTGGTGGGTCAACACCGAATCCATTATTGATAACATCCTTAGAAAGTTTTTCACAAAACGATTTATCTAAATCTAATAGAGTAGTTGCGTTTGAGGTAAGCTTCGGTGACCAAAATCAAGGAATATTTAAGGGTTTAGACCTTGACCAAGCGACTTTAAAAAATACATCAGAATCTTTTGTTGTGTTGGAAAATTTGGCAAGGTCAGAAGGAGGAGCTGGAGCATATAATGTTGATGTTGGTTTATTTGATTACTATAAACAAGCCGCTTATAGATGTGGTGTTACCTGTATGGGTAACGTAATGATTCAACCAACTATGTACTTTTATTTGAAAAATGTTCCAATGTTTAGAGGAACATATTTGATAATAGATGTTGAACACACAATTAAGAGTAATGTTATTAGTACAAAATTTAGTGGTGGTAGAATACCTTATACCTCATTACCCGACCCTAAGGATTCATTCATTTCGAGTTATAGAGTGTTATTTGATAAAATGACAAGTAGGGCTAAATCGGTATTAAAACAAAAAAAGGCAATCGAGGGTACAACCAAGACAGTTGTATTTGACGGTGTCACATATTTTACAAATATGGGGACAAAATCAATAGAAGGAGAAGACTTTACAAAATCAACACCAAAAGTGGGTATAACAGAGTTTGGTGTACCATATAACGGATATGATAACGAACCCGATATTCAAAAGGTTGATTACACATCAGGTAGTGGAACAGAAACTTGGCTTAGGGCTATTGTAATTAAAATGGGAGGGGAAAAATATCCTATTGAATCAGGAACAACCATGAACGTTGCGGAAGGAATCAAATGGTCTGATGTTAGTGGTTCAGATATGAAGTTTTACAATACCAAGTTCCAACTCGGTACTGCGAATGCTCAAAAAATAAGAACCGCAAAAACAGAATTCAAAAACCCTCAGAATGGTAAAACATATACATTACAACCAAGTTATCAATTAGTACCGGGTTCAGGACCCTTATCAGTACAAGGGCCAATATCGGTAGGTCCAAAAGTAGAGGGATATGGTATGGGTATGTCGCCAAAACTAATGGATGAACTTAAAATAGATACAGGTGAAGTAATATACTTCAAAATGTCTTAACAATCGGTATATTTTATCATTTCTTTGATATTTATAAAAGAAAATACTATGAGTAACGAAAAATTAAATAACGCACTCGACAATTTTATTTCCCCAACCAAAACCAAAAGTGTTTCTCAGGATGGTATGGAAAGAGAAGAGTGTGATTTACAGACAGGCGAATGTTATGTCATCAGGATTAAAGATGGAATCGTAGAAAGAATCAATAAAAAATTTATTACCGAAGACGGTAGACAACTATTACAAGATTAAAGCCATGAGTAAATTAGAAAAAAAACTATTAGAAGAAGTTGCTAGATTTAAAGAAATCAACAAATACGCAACTAAATTAATGAACGAACAGGAAATTCCACCCCCTCCAGCGGACCCTGCGGCAGTGGCTCCACCTATGGATGCCGGTGCTGGAGCACCCACCCCTCCACCTATGGATGCCGGTGCTGGAGCACCGCCACCAGTTGGGGGAGGAGAAGATACAACCGAAGAAATCGATATCACCGATTTAGTTAATATGACCAAATCAATTAAAAAGGATTTGGACAATAGCAGGGGTGAGAACCAAGGAGTTGTTTCTAAGATGGACGATGTGTTCACTAAATTGAACGACTTAGAACAAAAATTGGCAGATATGGATGCTGTTATGGCTAAGATTGACGAATTGGGCTCTAAGATTGAACAAGTAAAAGAACCAACCCCTCAAGAAAGACTTGAGATGCGTTCATTAGATTCATATCCCTTTAATCAAAACCCACAAGAGTTCTTTTCACAAAAACAAGGTGAAATGAGGGCAAGTGGTAAAAATGAGTATGTCTTAACCAAAGACGATATTCAGAATTATTCACAAGAAACAATAAGAGATACGTTTAATAAACAAGACGACCAAGATGAATTTAGGTTCTAAAGTAAATTTTTTATTAGGACTACATCTACAATTAAAAATTAACCACTGGCAAACAAAGGGTATCGCAAGACACGAAGCGTTTGGTAATACTTATAATGATTTCACAGAATTAATTGATGAATTCGTTGAGATTGCTATGGGTAAGTATGGTAGATTTGTTTTAGATGATGAGACTAATAATATAAAACTTATAAACCTGTCGGAGATGAATCCAAAAGACATGATTACAGTATGTGTCGAAGGTATCATCCAATTTACAGAAGACTTAGACCCATCCAAAGACACAGACCTTTTAAACCTAAGGGATGAGATGCTTGGTTTGTTAAACAAACTTTTGTATCTTTTAACTTTAGAGTAAAATATTTTTCAAACTTTTTTCAAACCGGATTTTGTAATCCGGTTTTTTTTTACTATATTTTACATATAACCAATTTAAATTTTATTTTATGTCTACATTTGATGCAGTTTTAGCTCAGTATGAGAAAAACAAACAAGCCGCTGGCGGCAGTTCAAACAAAGTTTCACAAGAAGAACGATTAAAGAAGTATTTTACTACCCTGTTACCAAAAGGTGCCCGTAGTGGTGAAAAACGTATTAGAATCCTACCTACCACAGATGGTGGTTCACCATTTAAAGAGGTGTATTTCCATGAGGTTCAGGTGGACGGTAATTGGGTTAAACTATATGACCCAAAACAGGATGGTAAACGTTCACCCCTAAACGAGGTGTACGATGCACTCAATATGACAGGACTTGAATCCGACAAGGTTCTTGCTCGTCAATACAGAGCTCGTAAGTTCTATATTGTAAAAGTTATCGATAGAGAGAACGAACCGGATGGTGTTAAGTTCTGGCGTTTCAAACACAATAGTAGAGGTGATGGTGTATTAGATAAAATCTTTCCTTTATTTAAAAACAAAGGCGATATCACCGATGTAAACATTGGTCGTGACCTTATCATTACTTTGGGATTAACCAAAGCCGGTAATGGTCGAGAGTATACTACAATCACATCTATCATCCCCGAAGACCAAAATCCACTACACACAGATAAGGGGACTTCTGACTCATGGGTAAACGATGATTTGACATGGGCGGATGTATATTCTAAAAAACCCGAAGAATATTTAGAAATGGTTGCCAAAGGTGAAGTTCCAAAGTGGGATAGTGAAACCAAAAAATGGGTTTCTAATTTAGAAGAAAGTGGAACAATCATGCCCCCCTCTTCGCCTACAACTACAAAACCAGTAGACCCACAAGAAAGTGATGGCGCGGATGATGACCTCCCATTCTAAGAACAATATACAGGACTCTCTCTTGGACATCTTGTCCTTGAGAGTAGTCCTTTTTAAAAAATATTAATATGGTTATTAAGAAAAAAGATTTTTCAATTTCTAGTATAACATCCAAATACTCAAGTAAAATGACCTACAAACCTGATAGGTTTTTAGATTTGGGTAACGCATTTTTGGACGCAACGGGTTTACCTGGTCCTGCTCTTGGACACATTAACATGTTCCTTGGTCACACGGATACAGGTAAAACAACCGCATTATTGGCGGCAGCTGCGGACGCAATTAAAAAGGGTATATTACCCATCTTCATTATTACAGAACAAAAGTTCAACTTTGAACACGCAGAGATTATGGGCGTTCCGGTTAAAGAAGATGTTAATACCGATACAGGTGAAATTACTTTCACAGGTGATTTCATTTTTAGAAATGATTTCGAGTATATTGAACAAATTACTGACTTTATTAATGAAATGATTGATGCACAAGAAAATGGTGAAATACCATATGACCTATTGTTCCTTTGGGATTCTGTTGGTTCTGTACCATGTAAGATGACCTGGGAAGGTAAAGGTGGTAAACAACACAACGCATCAGTTCTTTCTGATAAAATTGGTATGGGTATTAACCAACGTATTTCAGGTTCAAGAAGAGCGGATAAGACAAACACGAATACTCTTGTGATTGTAAATCAACCTTGGGTAGAACTTCCAAGTAACCCATGGGAACAACCAAAAATCAAAGCTAAAGGGGGCGAATCAATTTGGTTAAACTCAACACTGGTTTTCCGTTTTGGAAATGAGAAAAATGCTGGTATTACCAAAATCTCTATCACAAAAAATAAGAGAACCATTACTATCGCAACCAGAAGTAAAATTTCAGTAATGAAGAATCATGTTAATGGTATTGCGTTCGCAGATGGAAAAATTATGGTAACGCCACACGGATTCATGAGAGCAAAAGAAACAGCAGAAGAAAAGATTTCAAGGGAAAATTATATTAAGGAACATCTTGATTACATAAGTAAACTATTCGGAGAATCAGTTACAAATGTTACAGATATTAAGTTTGAACCTATAGCTGACGAAGATACTGAAGATTGATATTGTTTAACGGAAAATTACATAAGACGAAATGTCTAATATTTTATTGGTTGATGGAGATAATTTATTAACCATTGGTTTTTTTGGATTAAAGAATCACTTTTACAAGGGTAATCATATTGGTGGATTATACCACTTCATCAATACTCTTAGAAGAGCTATTGAGACACATAGATTAGATAAGGTAGTGGTATTTTGGGATGGTAAAGAAGGTTCATCATCTCGCAGAAGATACTACCACCACTA